CACTTTATGCCACTTTCCTAACATTTATTTTTTGTCGTGTAGTGTGGAAAATTACAAAAGATCTCTTCTCCACTTTACCCGATTTCCTTCAGAAACTATTCACTGCGAACGGTGATGAATACGCCTATCAAGAACCCAAGAATGAGGATGTAGGCGCACTAAAGCGAGCAAAGGAACGTGAGAAAGAGGAAAAGCAAAAGGCTCTCGACGAAGTTTCCAAACTGCAGACGGAACTAGAAGACATCCGCAAAGGAGCGATTCCTAAAGGTGACGTTGAGGCTCTTGAAAAGTTTTATAAGGAAAAAATCTCAAAATTAGAGGGCGAGTATAAAGGACAGTTAGATAGTGCTAACTCAAACCTCCATAAACTCCTCATCGATAATAAGGCCATCGCCATCGCTCAAGAGATTTCAACTTCGCCAGAACTCATCTTACCCCACATTAAAGCACGCCTCACTGTGGACACTCAGGATGGCGAAGCGACTACACGTGTGATCGGCGGCGACGGTAAGATCACAGCGTCTACACTAGACGATTTAAAAGCCGAGTTCATCGGTAACGAGAAATTTTCATCTGTAATTATTGGCAGCAAAGCGAGCGGAGGCGGTGCCTCTTCTAGTAATGCGGGCGGTGCCTCGTCCAGTAAGTCCTTAAGCGAAATGACAGCCACAGAAGAGGCCAAATTCGCCAATGAAAACCCTGAAGCATACCAAACAATGCTCAATCAATAAGACACCAATATTATGGCAACTACTCAATTATCAGACGTCTATAATCCGCTCACATTTGGGCGTATTATCCAAGAGCAACAGCTCGAAAAGAACGCATTTTACCAATCTGGCATCGTTGTGCCAGATCCACTCTTACAGAACCAAGCGAACCAAGGGGGCACCATTGGTGAACTCACTCAGTTTGCGATGTTAGCTGTAGGAGAACCGAATTACTCCAACGATAACCCAGGGGATAAATCCACACCGAAGAAAGTAACTTCTCAGAAGATGCGCTTCAGAGTAGCTCCTCGAAACGAATCGTGGAGCACTATGAATCTTGCTCGTGAATTGAATCATGGTTCAGACCCCGCTGGCGCGATTACAGGAAGAATCGGCCATTACTGGGCCACGGATGATCAACGCCGTCTTGTGGAATCCTGCCGAGGTATTCTAGCGAGTAATATCGCGGATAACTCTGGGGATATGCTCATTGATGTTAGCAACGACTCTACAGATCCAATCACGGGGGCTCAGAAAATCGGTGCGGGACTCTTCATTGATGCCAGTCAGACAATGGGGGATCGTAAAGACCAGATCACCACGATTGCGATGCACTCGATTCAGTATGCCGAGCTACAACACCAGCAACTTATCGAATACGTCAAGGACGCGGAGAACAACGTCATGTTCCCGACCTATCTTGGTAAGCGAGTGATCCAAGACGATAGCCTACCTGTAGAAGTAGGGGCTAACCGCAATGTTTACACCAGTATCCTCTTCGGCGGAGCACTCTTTGCTACAGCAAATGGTAAAGTTTCTGTGCCTTCTGAGTTAGACCGAAACCCTGATGCAGGCAACGGCAGCGGGGAAGAGATCATCTATTCTCGTGTGAGCAACATCCTTCACCCTAATGGCTTTAGTTTCACTTCCGATAGCGTCGCAGGCGAGTTCGCTGCAACCTATGCAGAACTAGCTCAAGCGGCTAACTGGGAGCGTGTGCAAGCTCGCAAAAACATCCCATTAGCCTTCATCAAAACGAACGGATAGGACCATGACAAAAGATCAAGAACTACAGTTAGGGAACCTATTGGCTCAGGGAGTGAAGATGGCGGATGCCAAACGAAAGTTAGGGATCAAAAAGAAAGCAAAGCCAGAGACACCCCCAAACAACTCAGCGAATAAGCCGAAGTAATGCCTTTCGTGGTAGAAGACGGAACAGGCGTTGGTGAGGCGGATAGCTTCGCCAGCGTCGCTCAAGCTCGGCAATACGCCGCAGCCCGAGGTAAGGAGTTTCCAGACAACGATGTCGAAGTGGAACAGCTTCTCACCTTGGCCATCGACTACCTCAAAACAATTAAGTTCAGCGGGGAACCTCTGAACTCAACCCAAAGCCTCCCATTTCCTCGTGTAGGGTTTGGTTTGCCCTCTGCTATAGTCAGCTCACAAATTATTTTAGCCTTAGAAGCTCGAAACGCAGACCTACAACCAAACCCTACTGCCGAGGTGCAGCGCGAGAAAGTAGACGTGCTGGAGGTGCAGTATTTTCCGTCTTCCTCTCGACCAGGAGAGCGACAAATTTTCTCAAAGGTGGAAGCTCTGCTAGAGCCTTATTTAGCAGGAGCGGAACAAAGCTCAGGTAGTCTCTGCCTGAAATCTCAAAGGATATGAACCCACTCTATACAAGGTTACAGGAGACAGCACGCAGACTTTTGAAGTCTTTTGGGCAACCACTCCTCATTGAAAGAAGTGATACAAAGTATGATCCTATAGAGGGAAAAAATGTTCCACAGGCGGGAATTTCTCAGACCTTAGATGGAGTCATCTTACCTCAGACTCAAAGAAGGGATCAAACGAATGAGATCAACCCCGATCAGGTGAAAGTCATCCTCCAGACCAAAGATAAGAAGTTTAATCCTCAAGAAGGGGACCAACTAACCAATCAAGCTGGAGAAGTTTTCACGATTCACTCTATGGCGACGATCTCCCCTGATTCGAGCGTAGATATTCTGTTCCTAGGCTTTGCTATAAAACAAGGATCATAAAATGGATTTAGATAAGGCAGCGCAGCATTTCCAACTCGAAACAACAGAACGGTTCGACGACGTTTTCCGTGCGGCTGTGCTTCAGACGTTTACCAATATTGTGTTGGATACCCCAGTCGACCAAGGCCATTTACGAAATAACTGGGTTTGTAGTTTTGGTTCTGCTGACACCGCGACCCAACGACCAGCTCAAGCTAGTGGAGCTGCCTCTATTGGTAGTATCACAGTAACTCTGAACTCTAGCACACCTTTGTTTGGAGGATCATTTTTCCTATCCAATAACTTACCCTATGCGAAACGCATTGAATACGGATATTCCAAGGTGAAAGCACCTCGAGGGATGGTTCGAATCAACCTCGCGAAGTTTTCCCAGTTCCTGAAAGGAGTTAGCTCATGAAGGCTCGAGCAGCTATAGTGAGTGAATTACTTGAGTTAGGCCTGATAGACCGTGAGAGGATTTCATTTGAGAATACGACTTTTTCTATTCCTAAGACAGGGGTTTGGTGGAAAGTGAATCACCTCCCTGTTAGTTCGAGTTCTGTGTCCTTAGGGATCTGTGGCGAGGATGAAGATAGAGGAATTGTTCAAGTTTCCATTCACGCCCCAAAAGGAGAGGGGGAGAGTGAAGCTTTCCGGGTGTTGGAATTACTCCGAGACCACTTCGTCGCAGGCAGGTCATTGAGCTACGATGGCCAGTGTGTGACTATACAGCAAACATATGCTGCATCGAGTTTTTCCGCAGACAACTACTACATCACACCAATCTCTATAGCTTATTACAGCCGAAGAAACCGCCCCGATATATCCCACACATAAACCCATCACATTATGGCAGATTCCAGCAGACACGCAGCCTTTTACATCGAAGAGTCTACCTACGGGGAGACTCCTGTAGATCCAGACTTCACCAGATTCAGAAACACTGGCCTCACTCTAGCAGTTACCAAGAACACGAATACCTCCGAGGAACTTAGAGAAGACCGTCAGATTACTTGCTTTAATCATGGAGTGAAACAAGTCGCAGGAGATGTCAGTTTCGAACTCTCGGCGGAAAACTATGATGACCTCTTAGCTGCTGCAGTTATGGGATCATGGGAAGACGCTTCAGCTGACCCGGATGCACCCGTAGGGGCTGTATCTCACCAGAAATTAAAGGCTGGGGTTCAACGCCGTTCTTTCTCCATACTCCGACACTTTTCAGACATCGCTGCAGTAGGGAAACCTTACCACCTCTTTACAGGCGTAGAGATGAACAACGTTTCCCTCAGTATCGCTCCAGATTCGATCATTACCGGGTCCTTCTCTACCATTGGCCAAGATCTGACGTTGAGCGAAACAGAACCAGTGAATGCGACTTACTCGACAAAGAGCAATTCCTGCCCATTCAATGCCTTTACTGGCACGATTAAAGAGGATGGTGTCGTGATTTCAGTCGCTACCGAAATCACCCTAACACTAGAGAACGGTCTAGAGCCACGCAATGTGGTGGGCTCGGATACGACTTTGAGACCGTCGGTTGGGCGCTCTAATTTATCAGGCCAGGCGACAGTGTTTTTTGAGAACCACGCCCTGTTGGAGAAGTTCCTTAACGAGAGTCATTCTTCCCTAGAGTTTTCCCTACAGAGAGGAAACGTCACCTACACATTTATTCTCCCTAATATCGTCTACACAGGCGGCCAACCAGATACCTCTGGGACTGGCTCTATTAGTTTACCAATGCCATTCCAAGCTCTGCTAGATGCAGCGGAGGGCAGCAACATCATCATAACCAAAACCGTAAATCCATAAATTATGTCTTCTATTACAGATTACTTCACCGCCGATAAAGCCAGCGAAGGCTTGAAAATTGACCTGCCTCGCCCAGATGGCGCCAAGTCTACAGATTGGGCCATCGTGCGCGGGGAAGACAGCCCAGAGTATAAAGCGGCGTATTCAGCCGCTATGCGTGAACTCCTTTCTTCTGAACATTCTATAGAGGATTCTCCAGAGGTAAAACTTAAGGCGGAAGTTACTCTCGGCGTTGCGTTGATAAAAGAGTGGTCGTTTAAGCAGCCTGTGACTGTTGAAACAATAACAGAACTTATCGAGAAAGCTCCTTACCTTTGGAAAGAGATAGAAGTTGTCTCACAAAATCGCTCCCTCTTTGCTGTAAAAAAGCCCAAAGCCTCATCGACTACGCGGAAAAGAAATTCCAGCTCTCGCGCAAAGTCGAAGGCGGAAAAATAACTCAAGAACAACACTGGAAACAGATTTGGAAGGTCACTGGTAAGAAGCCTCCCGAATTAGAACTACCCAAGGCTCCTCCAGAAACGCTCTATCTCCTTCGTTATGCGGAAGAGATGCGAGGAGGGGAGTTACTCACTTACCAAGAAATCAAAGCATGGTGTGATCTCACCCATATTACTCTGAGCATCTTAGAGTTAAGCGTGATACGCGCCTTAGACATCTCTTACCATACAGCAATACACTAATTATGGACACCGTTGGAACTCTCATTGTCGAAGCCAAAACAAAAGGGGTTCGTTCGGTGACTTCAGAGTTAGATAAACTCACAAAAACTTCCAAAACAACTACATCAGCGGTCGAAAAGTTAGAACGCGAGAGCAGGGAAGGGGCTAAAGGTTTAACGAAACTCACAAGGGAGTCAAAAGGAGCTGTTCGAGGGGTCGAGAGATTAGGCCGCGAGAGCCGTAGCAGTGCAAAAGAAATAGACTCGTTGAATGGGGCTATGCAAAGAGGCTTAAAGTTTACTGTTGCCGCTACCGCTGCGTTTATTAGTTTTCAGACTGCTTTGAGTCTAGGAGCGTTTGCCTTAAGAGAAGCTGCAAGGTTGGAGACTCTTGAGACTTCTTTTGTCTCATTGACTGGGAGTGTAGCTGCTGCGGAGAGACAAGTTGAGCAACTAACCTCATTTACAGCATCAACACCTTTCCAACTAGAAGGAGTATCTAAAGCAGCACGCCAACTTATTACAGCGAGAGGGTCAACTCAAGGGCTTACCAGAGATTTAACAATCCTAGGGGACATTGCTGCCACAGCGAACATCCCACTTGATGAATTAGCATCGATTTATGCCAAAGCCTTTAATAAAGGCAAGGTGCAAGCGGAAGAATTAAACCAAATTTCCGAGCGTGGCATTCCAATTATCGAGCAGCTAGCGAAGCAATTCGGAGTGACACGAGAGGAGGTCTTCCAACTTGGTTCGGAAGGCAAAATTCAGTTTGAGGATTTAGAGAATGCTTTTGCCTCTTTCAGTAATACTGGTGGGTTTGCGTTTGGCGCTATGCAACGCCAGAGTGAAACGCTCAACGGAAGGGTATCAACACTTAAAGATAATGTTGGGATAGCGGCAGCAGCCATTGGTAACAATCTTGCGGAGGCATTTGAGGTTGATGTCATTTTACAGAATTTAACGGAAGTCGCTGCTAGAGTGGCGGAGGTAGCTGATTCCTCAAAAGGCAGCTCTCCTCCAGTAGATTTAGCCTCCATAGAGGAAGTATATTTTGCCATACAAGCAAAAGAAGCCGAACTCGAAGACCTTCGTGCCTCTAACTCGGTGAAAAGAGTAGGGCGCGCGCGTATGACTGCTGAGAGGCTTCAGCAGGAGGCTATTGAGCAAAAAAGAATTGAATTGGAGTCTTTAACATCTCGACTGTCTGGCTTCGATGAAGAGGAGAAGCGTATCACTCTTTTAAGGATTAAAGTTCGAGATGCTGAGGTGGAAGCATTTGCCTTACGTCAAAAACGAGCAGCGTTTGAGGAGCAAGAGCAGCAAAAAGCCCTCGGTGGTATCAGCGGGATGTTGACAGCTCTGAAGGATTTAACCGCTGAAGAAGAGAAAAGGTTAAACATGGCGGAGTTTATCCTAGATGTTAAGGCTGAGGAATTAAATGTCATTGATACAAAAACGCGGTTAGAGAACGAGGCTGCGGCTGCATTAAATGCGGCGCAGACAGCTGCGACGAGTATTGCACAAAAGTTTGATGATGTTGAGACTTCCTTGTTGTCTCAAGTGGAAATTATCGAAAAGCAATTCTCTGACCGGTCTGCTGCTGTGTTAGCTTACAAAGACAACTTAAGCGAAATAGGAAACCTTACTATAGAGGAAAGTGCTAGAGTTGAAGAAGCCTTAGATCGAATAGGCACGGCTAGAAGCAAGGCTCTTGCTGGGTTACAAGGGGTTCCAAAGTTTCTCCAACGTCCAGAAGAGAGTAAGGAATCAGAAAGACGCAGCAGTTTTAGTAGTGGAGGAAGGCGTAGCTCTGGAGGATCTAGTAGTGCCCGGGCGTCTCAACCACGGACCCCTAGAAACAGTCTCGCGGATGTAGCGGAATTTGAGAACTCCCTAGATCAACAACTTAACCCATTTGATTTAGCTCCGAAGCTAGAAGAGATCGAACGTCAACAGGCTCAGGAATTAGAGAAGTTACGTGAATTCCGCCAAGAAAAATTAGTAACAGAGCAGGAGTTTTCCTCTCTTGAGTCAAAATTAGTAGAAGACACTGAACGACAGAAAGCAGAAGCGAGGAAAACCCACCAACAATCCCAACTTCAGCAAGCAAGTGGCTTTTTTGGCAATCTCGCAAGTATTTCCAGAGCTTTTGGAGAGAAGGGGTTTAAAGCATTTAAGGCGGCGTCAATAGCTCAAGCGCTCATTAAGACCTATGAGTCTGCTACGAGCGCCTATTCCTCGTTAGCGGCTATCCCTGTTGTCGGACCCGCCTTAGGAGCTACGGCCGCCGCCGCTGCAGTCGCTGCGGGCGTGCAGAACGTCCAACAGATACGCAGTCAGCAATACTCCGGGGCGTTTGAGCATGGTGGTTTAATTCCAGCAGGAACCGTGGGTTTAGTAGGGGAGACTGGTTTACCTGAAATGGTCAGGGGTCCCGCTGTAGTAACCTCCGCACGCAGCACGCAAGAGCGAGGCATGGGACAAGGCATGGCACCAGTGGTCATCATCCAGAATTACGGAGCCCCAGCAGATGCCGAAGTCTCAAAAAACGAAGACGGAAACCTAGAAGTCCGCATGAGACCAATCCTTGAAAAGAACAACGAAAAGGTGAAGAACGAACTAGCAGGAGGCGTCCGCAGCGGCGGCACCCCATTCTCACAAAGCCTAGAACAAACTTATAGATTGAGTCGGGTTTAAGATGATAATGTGAATGGGGAAACTAGAGAGTTGTAACTTTTGAAGCTTCTTGGTTGAAATCTAGTTTGGGCTCAATAGTCGTCTTCTAATTCATCGAGAGCTAACTTCGCCAGAGGTGCATCATCCCATCCCTCTGATTTGGCTCGTTCGATAATCATCTGAAGTTCGGCAACTTCAAGTTCCTGTCTTCTACATAAAAGTTCCAATTCTATTAATTTAGGGTCAATTGTATCACTAAACCATTCGGCCGGTTCTCTCCCTGTGGGGTTTGATCGAGAAAACTTTGCAGTCAGATACAATGCAAGATTGCTCCGTGTTGTATTAAGCTTCTTAAGCCCATCAACACTCTCACGAAACTCCTTCTCGATTTCGATTCGAATCTTGCGAGCTCCGTGATCATGATAAATGAAGTCGTGCAAAGTTGTATGCAGCAAAAGAATTCGGGTTATATGGGCTGAAGATCCAAGTTCGCGCGGTGGCCCTAATTCAAGTAATGTAAGAGCCCGAGCTGAATATGCTGCGAAATCTGCCAACTTACCTTTAAGATTAGTGAGGTCGAGAACAGCATCTAACCGTGTGCCGCCAGAGAGATGCCGCGCCCAGATCATCTCAAAGGCAGCATAAGGGCAACCATTACAGCTTGAGGCAGAAAAGACTTCTGTTGCGGCCGCGAAATCTTGCTTTGTTCCACGCCCATAGATATAAGACAAGCCGAGGTAGTAGAAATCCCAGCCATCTTTGAACTCAAGTGCATCAACAGCGGTAAATGATTCCTTCACCAATGTTCTTGCGAAGTCCTTTGTCCCTAAGTCAGGCCGAAGATACGAAGCTCCTTGTGTCAGTATTAAGTCGCCTAACAGAAGTCCGCCCGTAGGTGGAAATTCCTCATAAATCTCCCATGCTACACCTTCTTTAGCCTTAATCTCTTTGCCCCACCCCCAATTACGGCCTAGGTCGAGACCTCGTTCTGTGAAGTCGGTAAATTTTTCATTTTTCATTTCTTTAAGGAACTAGTAGTTAATTTCACGACGGAGATAAATGACGTTTTCATATTATTTCTAATAAAAAACCCCCTTAATCACCAACGATAATAAGGAGCATAGTTCCAGCCTTGATTACTTGCTTGAGCGGCTTTTCTGTTTTCGTTGAGGTTGTGTTCTAGCTTTTCGAGGATCTTGGTTTGCTTTTCAGCTTCTGTTTCACGGTGCCCTTGGAAGAGGCGTTCTCCTCGTGCTTCTGCTTTGGCTTGGTAGCGTTCTACGAGACTGGGGCCTTCGGGTTCGGGTGGGGCACAGGAGACCACGGCACCTGATAGGATAAGTAAAACGTATTTCATGACTTATCTATAGGCGAGATAGAGTGATATAGCAAGACGACTGTGTCTCACCCTCGCTCTAGATCAATGGGAGGACTGCTTGCATGATAGAGGGAAGAAGATGCAGGTATACCCTATCCATAGATTACCACCTCCGACCACGGACTTCCAAGGTGCGGTGAGGCCTAATGTCATTCGCACAGAGTTTGATGATGGAGCGACTCGTCAGGTTCGTCGATTCATGGGCACTCAGTTGCGTTTCTCCGCATCATGGAGTTTCACGGACGAGGAGTTCGCTATTTTCCAAGGGTTTCTCGAGCATAAACTGACAAGTGGGGCGGATTGGTTTGAAATGGATCTACCTTGGCACTCTGGTTTCAGAACCTATGAGGTGCGGATTGTAGAGGGTGTGTATACGGGGAACTACGTCGGCCATCAACATTGGAACGTGTCTGCTCAACTGGAGACTCGAGGTGCGAGTTTCTTAGCGGAGGCGGTCTTAGATCAACTCCTCAGCGAAACGACTACGATTTTACCCGAGCCTTTAGCAGATGGCCTATTTACCAGAGAGGAAGTATTGAATATGTTAAACGAAGCCCTAGTCAACGATCTAGTCAACGAGCACAGAGTCAACGTCCTCAATGCCGACTATATTATCCAAACCGAAGATATTCACACCTTTTTCCGAGTGGACTCTTCCGACGATGTTGTAATCACTCTACCAGACGGAAACTCCTCAGGATTTAGCGATGAGTTTGTAGCGGCTGTTACCAAGGTAGGCTCTGGTCAGGTTAGCTTTGTCGGAGGCAGTCCTAGCACTGTGATCGAGTCCCGTGGTGTGACTGTGGCCAATACCTTAACCGCTGTGGCGATCCATTATATAGGGAACAACCGCTGGCACCTCTATGGCGATCTAATATGATGGAGCGTTTCACACACTTAGAACCATTTTACATCGCAGAGCTTTCGCGTCGGGCGAGGTTTCTGCGTGATGGGTCTAATGCGTCTGTGAGTTTCCTCGCTTCTACTTATACCGCGCCCCGTATCCGTGAACTGGATGAGTTGAATGACCACGCTCAGTCAAATGTGTTCTTACTTCAGAGCTCTTACACGGCGCCAAGGATTCAAACGCTGCCTAGGCTGGAGAATTTCAGTTCCTCTTACATGGTTTTAAGGCCCTCTACTTACATAAAACCAAGGATTCAGAGTTTAGAAGAACAGACGGATGCGATGGCCTCTCAAATTCTCTTCCAACCTTCCACTTACCTAAAATCATGACGAAATCTAAAGGACAAGCTCGCATCACTATTACCCATGAAGACGGTTCTGTGACTCAGACTCCGTGGTTCTCTAACCTATTAAATAACCTAGCAATAGCGACGACTAGCCCCTTCGCGACTAGGATGTTTTTAACGGACTCCGCAGTCCCTACAAAAATTGACATCGCCCCGACGCTCCTAACACAGGTAGGCCATGTAGTGACGGCGTCAGGTGCATTTGTATTCACCGCCGCGCACTTAGGGGATACGATTAAGTATTCTAATGGGGATACAGCTTTGATTGTAGAGATCGTGTCTGCCACCGAGGTGAGGACCTTTGAGGCCTATACGAGAGCGAATCAACTTGTAGAGATCTATCGAACAGAGGCTTTAGGGTTCGATGATGCGCCTATAGGCCCCATGCATCAAAGTGTGGATACGACATCAAGTCAGCTCCATAATGATCTAGATAAAGTATCAACTTTTGAGTCTTCGTTTTCTTTCCCTATTTTTACAGGGACTCCATACACCTTGAGGTCAATTGTTGTTGGGGATGGAAATATGTTCCCAACAAGAAAAGCAAACCAGTCTCGAACCGCCAGAATTGTATTACCTACGCCCCTAGATGTTTTAGTCAACGACGTTGTGAGGGTGGATTACAGCATAGAGTTAGACTTTCTCCCGAAGACTCCAGAGTTGATGGATATTTCTGATTTCTTAGATGGTTACCCCTACGTTTATACCATCATTAGCGCGACGACTCTAAACAATGGCGGGCAAGAAATACTAACAGTAGAGGTGGATGAGGACCATCACTTCGAGCCAGGAGATAGAGTGACGCTTAGTGGTGTGGATGCGCTCATTGATGGCGTGGAAATGGAAGTGTCTGAAAATGTGGACAGCACAACGTATCGATGTATTTCTCCGAGTGCCATCACAGGGGCTACTTCTGGGACTTGTCATAGTAGGGGGGAAGTAGAAGTTCGAGTGGATGGGGTTGCTTCCTCGTATCCTAACAATTTTTCTCTCTTGCAGCCTAGAAGTGATATGGTGCTTGCCCATACTGAGGGTAACTATATCCAAGACAGTGAGATAACAGCTGACGGGAGGATTGATTTCAGGAGGGATGATGCGACGCTTGGAGGGAGGGCAGAAAACAGCATAGAACAACCAACATTAGAAAACGGGTTAACTCGTTCTCACACATCCTCGACCACTCAATTTAGTCCTGTGAGAAGGGTGAAACAAATGATTTTCCCGAATCATTCCCAGTTCGTGGCTCAACGATCCGGGAACGCGATGTTTTTGACCTTCACAGACCCTCAACCTATTCACCAGTCTGCTACCTTCACCTTTTCTGTAGGTAAACGTTTCCGCCAAGATCTCTCATAAAGCCTATGAAAAACTATGATCAGGCCATAAAAGAAGCCTACGCTCATGCTGGTTCGGGCTTAGTCTATCTAGACACATTCGAGTTTGCGAATGGTGATTTTAAGTTCTACTTAATCAATGCTTTAGAGGATCATCAACTCACATTAGAGGATGGATCTCAGAGGGTGTTTGAAGCTTCCGCCGTGGCGTTTCGTTTACCTCGTGTAGGGGCTAACGGCATACAAACTCTCGACCTTGCCATCGACAACACAGACTCAAGGATTATGTCTTTTGTGCAAACAGCGGTGAACTCTGATGAGGCGACATTAGTGCGTTATCGACCTTATTTGAGCAATGACTTTACCAAGCCACAGTTAGACCCACCATTGTTGCTTCAGCTTACTGACATTTCTGCCAAGAATGGCGTGGTGACCGCGCGTGCTTCCTTTGCAGACCTAGTGAATAAACCTTTATTACGTCAACGGTTCACACGTGATATCTTCCCCACCTTAGGAAACTGATGGATCAGGTGAAACTCATTCGTTCGTGTCTCGGGGTGCCTTATGTTTCTGGAGGGAAAGACCTCACAGGCTTTGATTGCTGGGGGCTGCTACAATACTTTTACAGCTATAGTCACGGGCTAGACTTACCTGACTTTCCTGAGGTCTCGCGTGACAACGTTCGTGAACTCACTCGCACGATCGGAGCTGGAGCGGAGGCTTGGCAGAGGGTGGAGAAACCACAGCACCTAGACGCGGTCACGATGTCTCAAAATAGCGCGCCCCATCATGTAGGTATCTACATCGAGGACGGCGGCCAACAATACATCCTTCATGCACACAAGACTTCTAGCTGCCTGCAGACGATGCGAAACATCCAAGTTTTAGGGTGGAGAAACCTTAAATTTTACCGACCAACATCATGATCGTTCTACACTTCCCAGACCCTTTTCAGAAAAAACCAGAACGCTACGACATAGAGGCGAAGACGATCAATGAAGCGGCGGCGCATGTCACCGGCGGTAGTGATTTCACAACCCCAACAATCTGCATTATCGGGGACGAAGCGGTCTTACGAGACCAGTGGGATGAACCCCTGCCTGCGGATAGCGTTGTGTCCTTCGCGACCGCTCCCGCTGGGCCTATTGCCTTAATCGTTGTGGCAGTTGTCGCCGTTGTAGCCATTGCTGTCGCGATAGTCTTGCTCACGAATATTCCTGACCAAGGTCTAGAATCTACGGATAATGGAGACTCTGTTTACAGCCTTCAAGGTCAGCGTAATCAAACGAAGTTAGGCGAGCCCATAGAGCTAAGTTATGGAAGAAATAAACGCTATCCAACAATCGCCGCGCAACAATATAACATCTATGAAAACAACGAACAGTTCCTCTATAGTCTCTACACATTAGGGCACGGGGAGCACGACATTGAAGAGATGGGTTACGGGGAAACTGATGTTGCTAATTTTAACAACGTGACGATTCAGGTCGCGAACCCAGGGGAGCGAGTCACACTATTTCCAGATAATGTAGTAAATTCAGCAGAAGCGCGCGGGGTGACATTACTTCCAGATGTAAATTATAGACCTCCGGTAACCTTTCCGGGCTTCCCCATACCTTCGGCCGTGGCTCCAAGTAGTGCCACAGGATATTTCGAAGCGAACCCTCCGACAACGAAGACCAATAAGCTACAGTTAGATTTTGTGTTTCCTCGTGGACTCTATTTCTCGAATGATGAAGGGGGTCTCAATACACGGAGTTTACGCTTTTATATTTTCTATCAGCAGATTGACGATGACGATAATCCTGTAGGGAATTCAGAAGTTCAGGCTCATACGGCGACTTATGCGACGACTACACCTCAAAGAATTACATTAGAACGGTTTGTGCCAGAAGGGCGATATCAAGTCGCCGTATTAAGATCTACTCCAGAGCCTGACGAAGACCAACACCGCTATGGAGATGAAATACAGTGGGGGGCTTTGAGAGCCTTTTTACCCTCTCAGCAAGATTATGGAGATCTGACGATGATCGCAGTCAAGGCGAAGGCGGACCATAACCTAAACTCTACCTCAGCTAAGAAATTCTATGCGATCTCTACGCGCAAAATCAATGGAGCCACGACACGCTCTATCTCCGCAGCCTTTAGGGATATTCTCACCCATGTTGAGGGGTATGGCGGAGCTCTTCCTCTAGAGCATTTGGATATGACATCGATCGATGCGTTAGACGCTGCTGGATATACCTTTGACCATGTCTTTGATCGTTCTGTCACAGTATGGCAGGCGCTCACCACCTGTGCTCGCCTCTCTAGGGCTGTGCCGATGTTGACAGGTTCGCTGATTACAGCGATTCAAGATCGGCCTCAGAGTTTCCCCCTCGCGGTGTTTAGCCCACAGAATATAGTAAGAGACTCCTTCTCCATAGAGTTCTCCTTAAAGAGAGATTCAGAGACAGATGGAGTGAAGATGATCTATACAGATCCACAAACCTTCAAATCTGAAAGTGTGGAATGTCTATTACCAGGAGATGGAGGAAACAACTTAAAGACGGTGAATTTCTTTGGTTGTAGTAGCCGTGATCTAGCGTTTCGTGAGGGCCTGTTCATACGGTCACAGGAAAAATATGCGAGAACGATTATAAAGTTCACGACTGGGCTGGAAGGGCTGATTCCTGAATATGGCAGCTTGATCAAAGTGACTCACGATGTGCCTCAGTGGTCATCGAGTGGTAGAGTTCTCAGGGCAAGACATAGTCATTTGACTCTCTCTGATTCGTATAATTTCACGCCAGGCATTCAGCATAAAATCCAGTTTCGCCAAAAGGATGGCACGCCGTCTGCCGTATTCGATGTTTCTCCTTCTGCTGGAGGTGAGGTCATCATTGAGGGATCAACCGAAGGTTTGTTTTTTCTAGATTCGCAACATGATTTGCCGATTTATCTCATAGGACCTAGTGAACAGTTAGGGGAGGATGTTGTAGTCTCAGATATATCTCCTAACGGGGACGGAACTGTGAATGTGACGGGCTATGTTTATGATGCTAGAGTTTACGCGAATGATGGTGCAGATGCTCCACCGCTGGTCGTGAGAAGTTTGAGTTTCCCTGCCGCGACAGCTGTGGAAGGGCTAGAAGTATCGCAAGATATTAATGATTTGAGCCTAGTTCTGGTGAAATGGTCGCCATCACTAGGAGCGAACCGCTATATAGTCGAGTCTTCCACAGATGGGACTAACTGGGTGAGGGAGGGTGAGACATTAAATACCTCGATTATCCTACCGGTGAGAACGATAGGGGACCACTCGATTCGTGTGGCTGCCGTGAACGAAGATCTTGGCCCATGGAATACCTGGTCAGGGACTTTGGGTGTGATTTCTGACCCTCCAGAACTACTGACAGGCCTTGTATTATTGGGAACCTTTAATGGCTTAGAGGCAGTCTTAGACTGGGATGATGTCAACCGAGCTGAATTCTATGAAATTGAGATCGTGGATGATACAAACACGGTTTCCTACGCCACTCACACGAGCCAATCTTCAGAGTTCATTTACACCCATGCCCAAGCCTTAGCAGGTGGGGTTCAAGGTCGGTCGTTCAAGGCTTTGGTTCGCGCAGTGAACACTGTGGGGCGTTCTCCTGATAGTGAGCTGAGTTTATCAAACCCGAAGCCTAATATTCCCAATAATCTCGTTAGTGAAATCACAGATCTAGATGCTAATAGCGCCCGTATCACACTTAGATGGGGAATTGTTTCTGGGGTGGATTTGCTAGGTTATAGAATTTGGGCTTCTGATACTAGTGGGTTCACGGCAACGGCTCAGAACTACATTCACGATGGCCCCGGCACAGTTGCTAGTTTCATCGTGCCTAAAGTAGCGGGGAACGTTCCAACATATTATTGGAGAGTGGCAGCCTTGGATGTCTGGGACACGGAAGATTACACAATTAGTCCTGAGCAAGTCACCTAGACCAAGAGGTCACCCCCAGTCTCTTAACAAGGGGTGGTCTCTTCGTTAAGTTGTTATCCATGAAGGTGCTACTTGAAAAACTCAGTCAAGAATCCACATGGCGCGGGATCATCGCGATACTCGCAGCCTTTGGAATCGCGATTTCCCCCGAACTCCAAAACCAACTTATCATGGCAGCTCTAGGAGTCATCGGTGTCATTAACATCATTAAAAAAGACTAACCATGAAGACTTTAATTTTCCTCGCTTTATCCTGTATAGGGCTATCGTCCTGCACAGTGTCTGTAGACCCGCAGACCTTGAGGCCAAGCTTTACTCTAGACGTCCAGTCCACGGAAATCATCGTGGATAGACTCAATGACAAAATCATCGAAGCGACTAAGTAATGAAAAGAGTTGGTTTAGTGGTAGGTCATCGGCCCAGCGCCCAAGGGGCTGTCAATCGGTCTCACGGCGTTTCAGAATACAAGTTTTATGATCAGTTTGTTAGTGATCTACATGAAGACTTGGTCGCTTGTGGCCTAGTAGAGAGTGTCATTATTCACCGAGATGATACTCGTAAAGGTTACAACAAACTACCTAATCGAATCAACGAACTAGACTGTGATTTTATTATCAGCTTCCACGCAAACGCTTATAATGGAAGAGCTTCTGGTTCAGAGGTTCTCTATTGCTCCAAGAAAGGCAAAGCGCTAGCTGGCAGTTTACAATCCGCACAGACAGATGTTCTAGAACTCCCTGACCGAGGGTTGAAATATCGCGATGAAGAGGGGCGAGGAGGGCATTTACTGTGGAATACGATCGCACCATGCGTGATCGTGGAGCCATTTTTCATAGACAACGATGAAGACCTGAAACGCATGAGCTCCCGCTATGTGGAACTCCGCAGAGCCTACACCGAAGCAATTCAAGAATTCGCAAGATCGGAGGGGATAGCATGACTATTGATCTCAAAATAGTCTCTATAACAACTTCGATTGTCTCCACTCTTGGAGTAGCATTAATGGGATATGGGTCTCTTATTAACAGAGTTACCACATTAGAGAATCAACTTCAGTCTTTCACCTCTACAGAGGAAAGGCTTGCCGACGATATCATGGAGATTAAGACCAACATAGCCACACTCATGGAGCGCACAAAGCCCTAACTGGAGGTGTCTTGGATTGCTCGAGTTAACATCGAGCTCATAGCTCCCATTTCTGAATGCGTATAGGTTTTCCCCTGACCAGCACTATGGCCTAAGATGAGGTCAGCTTGGGCGTCTGAGCCCCCACTAGCGACAATGGCGGAACGCAGAGTATGGCGAAGACTATGGAAGGTCTTCTGGGCCATCTTACGTCCATTTTTCATGATTTTGTAGGTCTGTTTCACTCCGCATTCCGAGACTAAGCCTGTAAACTCACTAGAGAGATCAGCATTTCCTATTCGCTGGTATTCTTCATTAAGGTTGGGGCACAAAAATTCGGAGTCCTCAGACCCGGTTAAAAAGTCATCCCATTCACGTAAAACAAGAGGAATGGTTAGAGTTTTCCCCGTCTTACTCTGCTGATAGGTGAGCTTGCCTTTTGTAATGTCACTTTTCCTCAATGTAATGCAATCGCCAAGACGCGCCCCAGTTTGAAGAGAGATGAGCACAGCCCTTGCCCAGTCTTTCCTTTTCGTGTCTTTTTTTGAGAGAGTGGTGATTAACTTCATCGCCTCATCCACAGTGAACGATTGCCGTTCCAGAGTAGCGCCAGCCTTCAACCTTTTTACGGATTTCGCAGGATTCTTAGGGATCAGTTCATCGATCAAGTGAGCCTCGTTGAGCATCCCTGACAGCCAAGTGAGTCTGTCGTTCGCGGACTTTGTCGACATAACAGACAACAGATGGCGGTAATAATCGGCAACATCTGCATTGGTCAGAGTGTCTATGGGCATGCTCGTGCGTGACCCTAACCAAGAGACAAAGGCGTTTTCAGACGTTTTATACGTCTTCAACGTCGAATCCGAAACCGTAGACTCTTTCCGCTTCTGGTAAGTGTCAATATACTCAGAAAGACTTGGAGCCGAAGACCCCTCAGGAATCACAACCCCAGCAGTAGCTAAGATGTTTTTTATAAGGCCTTCTAAATGCTTCTGAGTGATAGAACTTCCTTGAGGTAAACCAGCCGCATATTTCGCAGCAAACTCTAAGCCCTCTAATATTTTCTGAGCCTCATCTTTGTCGGAACATTGGGTAGACGAGGTTTTACGAACCCATGCGGCCTTTTTAGCGTCCCATATTTTATAGACAGCTTCCCAATAAGAAGAGTCTTTCCTTTGACGAAGTGATCCCATACCGCGCACTATACCGCGCACAAAAATAAAGTAAATCCCCGAATTTCTCTAAAAATAGCCCTAAACTAGCCACAACCATTCTTCAACAAATCCAAACATCAAAAAGCCCCAATCCCTTGTAGTAAAAAGGATTGGGGCTAGTCTTGAAATTGGTAGCACGACCGAGATTTGAACTCGGGACCAAAGGCTTAT